GCTTCGCGGTTATTGCTGCCACCAATCGCAACCGCCGTACTAATGCGGCCCGTGGTGCCTGCCTGATTGGTGTAGTTCATTGTAATAGTCTGTGCTGTATTTCCGATTAGGGTGTAGATTTCCACAAAAACCACATTTCCGACCCCGCCCGTATTGCGCGTGAGCGCTGGGGTGGGGGTTGATCCTTGCACAGTCTGCGCAGTCGTAACCGTGCCGCTTAGACCGCCGATGTGAAAAAGGCGATCATACAAAGTGAAGACGCCCGCAACGCTTGACGTGAGACCAACCGTGAGCGCAAATTTCTCACGCCCGCCGCCTGCCGCAGTATATGGCAATGCGCCCTGCGTTGTGCGGGTAGGAATTGCGCCAGTCGGAATCGCACCACCGCCGGGCATTCCATCATAGCGCCAAAGCGAAGCCATGCGGCCCGCGATTGGCGCGGTGGCGGCTGCGCCCGCAATGCGCGGCGCCTTAAAATAAAATGGCGTTTCAGGTGTGCCGTTGTTTCCGCCTGATTGCCGGTTGATAAGGTCGGAAAGATCGGTTAGCGCGGCCATGGGTTAGCTGCCTTGCCAAGTAATTCCGTTGGCGATTGCGTGAGCCTTCGCCTCGACAATCAAGGTCGCCAGATTGTCCAAATTCCGTCCGCTTTGATATTCCCACACACCGACTTGCGGCAAAATAATGAAATGGTCGTTGGAAATATCCAATCGCCAATCACCGCTTTGCGCGATGTAGACAAAACGCCCTGGGTAAGAAATGATGTCCATTTAAGCGTTCCCGTCCGTAAGGGTAAAGCCCGTAACCGTGACAGATTGTAGAGCGCTGATGCTGACGGATGAAAGCTCAAGATCACCACCGCCGCCAGTAGCCGTCACGCTGCCTTGCAGGTGACAAGTCGCGCCTTGCTTAATGCGAAAGTGCCCAGCCGTGCCGCCGGCGTCAGCATTCAAATCTTGCCATGTGCCGGTAAGTGTTTTAGTGCCGCCACTTGCATCGTTCATCCAATTGCTGGGCAAAGTCATGCTCGCCAGCAACGTGCCGCTATCCCCCGCCGCGCAATTCGTCGGATGCGCGCCCGTGCGGATTTCCAGCGTCGGGGCGGTGCCCGTCGTGCTTTCAATACTATCAAGCCGCGCATTACGCACGGCGACGGATAATTGAACGGCCATCAGTCCTCAATCCTTTCGCCTTCATAGCTACCATCAGGGAGCTTCACCACTTTGAGGCGCGTGTTGCGCGGCCTGTTTGCAACGCCTTTCATTGCCACCATTTCCTGCAAAAGCGAGGATTGCGTTTCACTCAAAGTTTCCAGCGCCTCGCTGGTTTGGGCTAAGGCAAGCGTCATCGCCTCGACTGTGGGCTGTATCACGTCAGCCATCTTGCCGTCACGATCCACAACAACCATCGGCGCTACGCTTGCGCTTTCGCGGCGCGGCGCTTCAATCGTGGCGCGCGTGCGCTCTCGCTCGCCTTCCAATTCTGACAACGCCTTAACCTTGGCAACGTCCGCCTGCAGGCGCGCAATCTCTACCTTCATGCGCTCCTTTTCGTTTTCCATGACCAGCTTTTGCGTTTCAAAATCGCGCTCAAGCTGGACTGTGGCGGGATCGTATTCCGTGGCCAGCTTCTGCGCCTCGGCCTTAATCTTCTCCACCTCGGCAAGCGTCTTTTGCGCCTCGCTCAATAGATATTGCTGCTCTGGCGTCGGCTGCTGCGCCTGCTGTTGCATCTGGGCAAGCTGTTGCGCTTCTTCCTCAGTCGGTTTCAAGACGCCAAGCGTCACAAGCTGCTTACGGAAATAGTCCCGAACATCGCTAATGCCCTCGCCTTCCATGTTCATCATGGCCATGGCTTGCAGCACTTTGGCGGTCTCCGGGTCACTAGTAATCGCCAGCATGCCGGTAATCGCCCGCACTGTGGCAGCGCGCCGGCTCTCGGATGTTGGCCCAACCGTCACGGCAACATCAAAATCAGCCTCGGATAAATCGTTATCCGTTTCCATTTCGCCATCGCGCATCATCGGCTTCATTAGCTCAATGCTGGTGACTTCGCCTTGCTCGCCCATGCCCTTCATGGTGCGGCCTTCCTCGACATAGACCTCTTTCGCCATGCCTAGCCAAATTTCGCCAGCGCGCTTCACGGCTTTGGCAAAGTTGGACATGTAAATGAATGACTGCATGTCAAGGCGCTGCTGGATCATCTCGACGGCCTTGCCCGAGATGTTGCTAACCATCTTGTCAGCTTCGTTCTGGCTGCCCAATATTTCCTTGATATCCATCTCCGTCACCTGCAACACAGCGGCAAGCGCGGGCGGGATGTTCGGCGCCTTGGTATAGGCCACAGGCGGTAGGTTTTGTTGCTGCCCGGTCGCGTCAGTCACCGGATTGATCAGAAGATAGGGGTAATTTTTGATGTTATCATCCGTCCAAATTTGCTGATGGCCGGCGACTTGCTCAGGGAATAGGATGGGTTTTTCAATACTGGAAAGCGCCGCAATCTCGCCAAGTTTTGAGACTTGCATGTTCTTCAAGCGCTGCGCGTCTTTGGCCAATCTAACCACACCCATGCACCGTTCCACGTTATCAATAAACCAGCGCTTGCCATAAACCGGCACGATGGGGATATGTCGCCCGGCGATGTAGCCGCAATCTTCCAGCACCGCATTACCGCTCAAGATGTATTTACGCACCCGGCGCCGCTTCACCTTCTTTTGCCGCACTTCCATCGCGCCAAGCGCTTTTAGCCGCGCTTCTAGCTCTTCATCTTCTTCAAAGTCTTTCTCCGAATGCCGAACCTCGCTATTGTCAAGGTGCCGGAAAATCCGGATAATCTCGGATTGCATTTCAAGCCGATAGTATTCCGCCACATAGACTATATCTGGCGTCCACCAATCAAACTCGCTGCGCTTGATATCCTTTGGCCAGCTTGACGGGTCATCGCCCCATTCTTCCTCATAGCTGGCGCGGCTTTGGCTTGTTAGAACAAAGCAATGCTTGGCGTCCGCCTTGTCTTGGCGCTTGGCGTCAAGGTCAAAGAACACGGAACTGTCAGCATCAAAGATCGGCGCAATGCGGATGCGCTGCTTTTCGTCGTCGTCGTCCTCTTCGTTTTCATACTCAGTATGCAACCGAAAGGCGCCAAAACCGCCACCTACAGCCTCTTCGAAAGCGTTGTCATAGGCCTCTGTCGCAACACTATCCTGTTCATCGGCCCGGAACAATTCGGCGCAAGTATCGGCTAGCTTATCATATTCGGCGCCTTCCTTACTAACAAAAGCGGCGCTGATCCTGTTGTTGCGGTACTCATTGATTACCCGCATAACTGCCAGGTGAACCTTGTTGACCTCAAAGCGCGGCTTGGCTTCAAACTGCGCCCCAAGCGGGCCTTCCCATTGCGCGCCGGCGATGGAATAAAAGCGCCGATCATCCAGGCATTGCAAGCGCTCGGCACGCAAGGCGCTTTGAATGCGGTCAAATTGCGTCATCGCCTCGGCGTGGAGGTTGGCGAGGTATTGCTCTTTAGACATCCGCGCCATGGGGTCAGGCTACCTCCAGTGATGCACTACCGGCTGCACCACCACCGGGGGAGGGCGCGCCACATTGGCCCTTCTAGCCCCTTCGCAAGCGTAACGCAAGGCATCTATGACATGGTTTGCCTTATCGTTAAGCAGGGGAAGCACCTTGCCTGTTAATGGGTCAGTTTTGAACTGCCCCCTTCACGGCGGGCACAATCTTCGGGAAGCCGTTCTTTCGCATGTAGCTAATGGTCTCAGGCCTGGCACTATCCGCCGTTAAGGGCCACTTCTCAGCCTCGGGGATGGTCATGAACAGGTCCGGCGTGTCTGGTATCTCGCAGCCGATCCGATAGGCTTCATGATCTATGTAAAGCTTGCGCCCGACAATGTGGCATCGGACCAGCACGGTAGGGTCAACGGCAAAGCCCCAATCGGCGCCGAGGCGATGGATTGCGTCAGGCGGCGCGTCAAACTCCTCAATCTTCCAGTTACGGAAAACGCGCGCCTCGCTGTTGGACACATACCCGCCGCCCCAGACATGGGCATACTTGTCCGGGTCGCGCGCCCGATCATACTCCATTTCGCGGCGCAGCACGTCCGGAAACCATGGGTTATCCCACCAGTTGACAGACACGATAACCGCGTCGGGGGGCGGCTCCGGACCTCGTAGCAGCGCGTCAACCGGGTCAGTGTCTTGGTGCGGGTTCCATGAAAACCAAAGCTCGCTGCCAGGTCGGCGGATGGTCGGGCGCAACAGGTCAAGGCTGCGCTGCGATAGGGATTGCGCTTCTTCCACCCAGGCGCGGTCATAACCTTCCAGTGACTTAATGCTGTCCGCCGTGTGGTTTTGCAT